CAACAGGGGAAATTTTTATTGAACCGCCGCTTATAACCTCAACTGGCGCACCACTAACACCACTAGTAGATAGCGATAATGTGGCATTACTTGGTGTCCAATTATTTGTATTTGTTTCAAAATTGGGATTTAAAAGCTCGTTAATGCGTGTTGCAATCAATTTAATTAAAATTTGACGAGCTTCTTTAAAGTAAGTAGCGGAGCTTCCTACTTCAAATTGAAGACAATCAAAATAATGTTTTTCTGTGTTTGTTATATTTGGTATTAAAATGTGTGGCACGCAAAAATATGCGCCAGTTGGCGCGGTTTGCGATACTTGAAATAAATTCCATGACCCAGAAGTATCTGATACACCAGTACCAGCAGAAGATGAAGAAATAAGAACACCCGTGCTGGTGTACCAATAAAGTTTTCCTTGCACGCTTCTTGCGGTAGTTCCCGCTCTTGCGTAACCACTAAAAGTGTATGCCAATCCCGCTGTTACAGGAATTCCGTAGTGAATTGGGTTATCTCCAGATAAAGAAATATCTGCCGTACCAGATGCCGTACCAGTTACTCGAAGAGTTGCCGATTGAAGGTTAGGAAAAGTAGCGTTGGATTGAGTTTCATTGTAAGGAGCAATACTTGGGCTACTTGTAGAAGGGTATCGCGCTAGAGTGCAGTTTGCTACCGAAGCCCATGAGCCTATTGATTGCTCAAAAGAAGAATCATTTTGGTCAAGCATAAGGTTTTTACTCATAACAACAGAATTGTCATACCCAGCGTAAGCCTTAACGTATTCTTCTACGCCAAGTTTGCTTCCTTTATTTTTATATAAACGAATAGAGTTATTAAGAAGGATTCTTGATTGTTTAAGGCCAAGTTCGGGCTCATAACGAAGTCCAAATTGCCTCATAAATACAGGTATTAATAAACCATTGATAGTTGTAATATCGTAACGATTAATTACATTTTCAGTTTGGCTTTTGTACAAATCTAAATTAAGAGCAAATAATTTTAAAAATCTTTTAAGAAAAGTGTTTGACTCATCAATAGCTGAATCGTAAGGAACTTGAGATGTAAGAATAGAAGGTAAATAATTAAACATGGCTTCATTAGTATTGTAGTCTTTAACAGATACTCCAACAGCATTGCCAGCTACTTGCCATGTAGAGTGGACTGTTTCTCTAGCAAAAATTGAATAATAATAAGGATGAGCTGGCTTTAGGCCTACGTTATTTGGTATAGAACCATTGTCATTAAAAAAAGTTCTAGATGCGGCTTTTGCGTCTTCAAAAAGGACATCACCATCATCTGCTGTTACTGGAAATCCGTAAGAGTTACGAACAAGTCGTAAGTAATCCCAATCACCCGTTGGAGTTGTCCAAGTAAGTTGAATTGACGAATAATCGTATGTTTTTGCTAAAAATGGGTAGGCGCTAAACTGTACTAAGTTGTTAGCACCGTAGTACGCAGCACCATAATAATCAACGCCATAAATAGCCATTTATATTGTTACATTCCGCCAGACATAAAGACCAAAGAAACTGGGTCTGTAGTAGTGCTTCCTACAATACTAAGAGCACTAAAATTACCATTTGCATCAACAGCCGCAACGATTGTTCCATTATTTGTCTGCCACTCTTGAAGATTAGCTGTCTGACTGGATGCACCTTTAACAATAAGTCCCTTTGTTGTTGACGCACCCGCCGTAATGGTGCTTCCCCCAACAATCTTTACGTATTGTGTATGAGTGTCAGCAACAATTCCTTTTTCTATATTTGCAAGTCGACCGTTGAGAGTTGTGTAGTCAGTTGCTGTATTTGCCCAACCAGAAGCTGTGGCTGCCGTAGCAACAGAAGGTGTAGTACCTATAACAGATTCAATTGCTGTTACTTCTTCAAAAAGGGAGTTTGGGTCCGCCGCTTGAATGAGGTCTACAACATTTACTTTTGGAGTAAATGCTTTAACGGAGTTTGGGTATGAGGCTGCCATATTTATCCTTAGCTTAGGATTCCACCGATTGGGTTAATAGTAATTACCCCAACCTTAGGAATTTCGTTGGTTGCGCATTGAATACTGTTAATACCAGTTGTAGAAATTGAAGACGTCCACAGAGAAGCTCCCGTAGTAGAGCTAGTTCCTCCAGTAACAGCAGAAAGGGTGATAGTTCCAACATTAGAATCAAAAGATGAGATAGTTGTTCCAGATGCAATTGTTACAGTACCTGAATTAACAGCAACTTGTTGTCCTACCGCAATGTTGAGGAAAGAAGACACACTTGAAATAGTTGCGCTTCCAGCAGTTATGTTTCCAGTAAAGGAGGCATCTGCCCTAGTCAATAAAGTTACATCTGCATAGGAAACCCCAGATACAGATGAGATAGCTGATAGTACGTATTGAAGGACAAATTGTTCTGCAAAAGTAGTGTTATCAAAATTTAACAATGTTGTTAAGGCACTATAAACAGCATTAGAAACGTTTACTTGTCGATATTGTGCTGCAATGTGAAGATTTAAAGTTATATTAATAGGAACATATTTTGGTGGTAGTACGGTTACTGTAGTTGTTGCTGGGGCCTTATCAGTAATAAAAGAGATAACATCTGTGGAAGCGTTAGTAAAAATAGAGTTGGCATTTCCACTAGAGTCAATACCTGGCGTACCAAGGCTAGTATCTCCATAAGGAGCAATGTACAAAAGAATATTGTTATAAACAGTGCCGTCGGCAACTGCTTTTCCTACGGAAGGAACTTGAACGGATAGAGCCGCATAATCTGATAAAGAAACTGCTCTGTTAAGCGCGGTTAAGGCAAAAGGAGCATTAAAACGAATGCTATCTGTAGATTCTGGATTAGAACCTCCAGACGCAGCAGTTTGATTATTAACTGTAATGCCAGCAATAACGTTAGTAAGTAAATAGGTAAGGGTGTTAGGTCCAACATTTCCATATGCCCCTCCACCCACACGGTATGTTGCATACACGGCACCCGCTGGAGGAATACGACCACTAATATTATCGCCAAAAGTAATGTATGAAATACCGTCAGCGGTTGTTGTTACGGTATAAGAAGGGTCATTGTATCCAGCGTCAATTAAATAATTAACTTGGCTATATATAACATCATTGGCTATAACAGATGTTGTGTTTGAAATTAAAGGTTTTTGCGCCAAAGTAAACGCTTGATACGCAGTTCCATCTGAATCACCAAGGTATTCATCCGTAACTGTTATGCCTTGAGTAGCTGTAACAGTTTGAGACCCTTTTATTGCGCCCACCGCAGCTGGAACAGAAATTGTAGAATTTGTTTCAAAAATAATTTGAGTAACCACACCGTTTACCGTAGTTGTAGTTGCCACTTGAGTTTTTGCTGGAATTGAAACAATAGAAGCCGTACTGTTTTGAAAAGTAAGGGTTACAGTTGCTGGGGTACCGTTACTTGGGGTGTAATTAAGAAGATTTGCAATAGAAAGAACAGAGCTGCGTTGTGTGGCTGTATTGATAAATCCTTCATTAGCGGAACGGTCAATATAATAATTAAGCATGTCGCCCATATAAGCAAAAAGCTCAACAAGGGCAATTCCAAAATCAGACGCGTCAGTAGAAGTCCATTCAGGCAAAAGATTTGGAATAAGAGCAATCATGTCGTTACGAATAGACGAATAATCACGAGAGGTATAATCTACCTGTGGTATGTAATTTGATGCCATTAGAACTCCCGAATAATGTCGCCTGAACGGGTGAGGTACCCTGCTTTGATTGAAACTTGGTCAGATGCCCCATTTGGGAGCTTGTAGTAAATTGTAACGCTTATGGTACCCAATTGGGAGTCCATAGCAGTAGTTATATTAGACAAAGTAAGGGTTTGTAGGGAAGATGTAAAAGTATTAGCAACACTTCTTTTGATACCAGCATCCGCTGAGTCACTAGACTCAAATAAAGACGCTTTTATAGAGCCTCCATATTGAGGTCGAAAAACACGCTCCCCAAGTTCGGTCATTACTGCAGAAATAACACGTGTTTGCCAAATTTTATTTTGGTCATTAGATGACAAAATTGAGCCTGAGGCGTCTACAGAAAAAGGAAGGACAATTGCGCGTTCCATTAATACACTCCCATCCAAATTGGAAAGTTAGGGTCTCCGCCCTCAAACATTACCCAAACACCTTGGCTAATATTTGGAACTTTTCTATGAAGCGTATGCTCCGTATCGTTTGTTTCTAAAGGGTCGGTAAGTTCTGCGTGAGCGTGAGTCAATTCCCCACTATTGCCTGCGTGAGTTGCGTGCGACAACGTTTGGGTAGCGCTAAACGTATGTGTATGAGATGGGCTTCCACCAGAACTGGTTGTTCCCGATACAGATACAGCGTGGTTAGTATGAGTAGTAAGAAGAGCGGCTACCTCGGAAGCAAGATGAGGAAGGTGGTCTGGATGGTCAGCGTTAGTAACCACGGGCAAACATGGGTATGCCCAATTAGTTACATTTGTATGAAGAATTTGAGGTACTTTAAGGCGAATTCGATTGAGGTTTTCTGGGTCTTCGTTATCAACACAAACCCCTCTATAAATACCAAAATATGAAGTGCTCATTATAGTTCGCTCAATTTCTTATTTAAAACCGCAGGGGGCATCTTAACATCATTAAATGGTGTTTGACGTACATTACCAGATGTGCCAACCCATTTGTGTGAAGGGGAGCCAACAGTTTGAGCTTTAGATGTTGTTTTTACGTAAGAAAAATGAGACGAAGAATTTTTTTTGTATGAAGAGCCTGATTTTTTAAGCGTAGTTTTTGGAACAACATTTTTTTGCCGCACTCCCGAAGATATAACCCTTTTAATGGATTGTTCTGGAGCCAAAATATCTTTATTATCTGTCCACTTAGCAGCTAAACCAAGGGAATCTGTTCCTATTTCAATAGTAGTTGTAAATACTTCCTTTTCAATACAATGTTCTACAGACAAAACCGTCCAAAAACCAGAGTATTTTGAACCAACCCCATCTAAATATATTGGTGCATCAGGAAGCAAATTAGGGCTTCCTTGTATTGTTGCGGTTCCTCTGTATGAGTATCGACTTCTTTCATCAGCAGCATTTGACTCATATTTTGCAATTTCAAATGTTGGTGCTACCACAGTAGTTTGATAAGAATCAAAAACTACAGGTTTTGCATCTCGCCTAGTTTTTACAATATCGTTTTGATTTGTATTTTGATGTTCTGTAGCACTATTTCTATCTACACCGCTTGTTGAATTAGTTGCTTTTTTTGCGTTTTCAAATGGTATAGCTTCACCAATTAAAGGTTTAAATGAATAAATACCTGTTTTTTTGGCGTCTAGCCCATTCATCATGTAATAAGCTGCTTGAGCTCTAAGGTCAGTAAATGCTTGAGTTACGGGGTGAAAAATTAAAGTGGCATTGTCGCATTTTAAAGAATAACCATTTTGTTCAGCAAGTCTAACCATCAATTCCCAATCCGACATTCCCGCTTGAGATACTTGGTCGTACATGCGGTTTGAAGGTATGCAGTCATATGAAAAACCATTTTTTATAGCTATATCTGAAACAATTTGAGAAGCAGTTACGTTAACCCACACTTGCTGAGAGCATTGTTTGAACGCATACGATGCACCAATAACTGTAACTTTAACATAATTTTTTTCAGGAGCAATATCAGGTTCGATATGGTGAATATAACCATTTACAGTTCTAGAACTTCCTAAATTATTCATACTTAATGATATAGGCGTACCCGATGCAATAGAATCATACGGAACAGACCATTCAGAAAAGTATACATCTACTAATTCATGTTCATAACGAGCATGTTTATGGTTAAACGTTGCGGCTTTACTTATTGGAAAGTCTAAAGTTGGAAACTGTATATCAAGGTAATTAAACACGAGGCACCTTCAGAACAGTTCCAGGAACAATGTTATTAATGTCAGAAATATCAGGATTATATTCTGCAATAAGCCACCATAAATCTGGACGGTAATAATAAGCGTATGCAATTTGGTCTAAACGCTCGCCAGCTAAATATGTATGCTCATACCAAGAAGTGTTTCCCAAAACATCAAATTCGTAATACACTATTGGGTAGTTATCGCCTTCGGGATAAAAAGCAATGTAATCAATTAATTGTGTGTAATACCTAGAAGTTTGATAAATCATCTATTAATTACCGCCGCTGCTTCATCTGATGACAATCCAAAATTACTTGTTGTAAATCCAACTGACGCACGTAAATCTACAGATAAAGTAACGTCTGTACGAATAGGTATCATATTACGTGTAAAAGCAATGTGGTTTACATCTAAACTTTGAATCATTCCTACAAGACGTTGTGGACCAAGGTCAAGACGAATAATTGTAGGAATTAAAAAATTAATATTAGATGTAGTAGTTCCCCAAGATGTTTTGTAGCCATCCCCATTAATAGTTTTGTAAAGAAACTCTAAATCTGCGTTTGTTCCACGAGCAAGCAAATCAGAAATTTTAATGTCCATATTATTTGCAAAATCAGCCCCACTTCTTGGTGCTTGACCTTCGGTATAATATTTTGCTAAAGTGTCTACATACAAAGAAAGTTTTCTATCCCCTAATGAAGTGGTAGTTAAAGCTTCTTTAGCTGCAGCAAAATCGTTAGTTCTATCTAATCTTAAAGTAAAATTAATAGTGGAATTTGCGCCCGTTAATCCAGTAAGAATGGCAGTTGCATCATTTTGGTTGGGGGTAATACCCCAGTTTACAGAAGTACTTTGGCTAAACGTTTCTGGATTCCATAAAAATTGAAACCCATAATTAGTTTTTCCTTGTCTATCAAAAGTTTTATTGCCAGTTTTAGCATCAGTTGTTGCTGTTGGTGCAACGTATTTTCTTGCAAGAAATATTTTTCCTCTACGGGATGAGTGTGAATCTGTTTTTGGCGCGCTAACATCAGAATAAATTTCTGAAGGGTCAACAGGAATACTCCATTTATGAGGAGGAAGGTTCCAACTATACGTTTCATCGGGGTCTGATTGAATAGGAATTGGGGCTGGTGTATTAGAAATAGGTTTTTGACCGCCCCCTGGTCCCCCAGCGCCATTAGTTTGAAGACCAAATTTTTTGTATTTGCTATTGGGAGATTGGTTAGTTACAGAAGAGCCTTGAGATTTATTTGGGTCAGTATTTGCGTATTTCCAACCCGCTTTAACAGCATCTTTAAGTACATCTCCCACTGCCGTAGCACCATATACAAAAGATGCGGGGGCTCGTACAACCTCAGTAAAAGTTTTATAAAGTGCGTTTTCAAAATAACCAACGCTTCGTGTTAAACGGCTTCCAGTATTTGTAGGGACTAAAGGAAGCCCACCAAACCCATTTGATGTTCTTCTATTAGGGTTGTTTGTTATATTGGTCATGTTGAGGCCACCTTAACGGAAATTGGAAGGGATTTAAGTTCGGCTTTAATAGCCTTGCTAAGTTCTTGTGGTGTGACTTGTGCTCCGTGGGGTACCTTAACTTCTACTGAAACTCCGCCATAGTTAATAATAGTTCCAGAGGCGTTATTTCTTGTCTCAAGTGTACCATTTTGCGAATTAATGGTCAGGTATTGTTTGGTCATTTCAGCAGTAGTTGAACCACTGTACGGTGAGGAACTATCCCCAAAACCTAAACCAGAGCTAGAAGATGTTCCTCCAGACATCGCATCTTGTGCCGTATTTCCACGCAATGTGTTTACGTCAATTTGTTGGGCAGCAGCGCTTGAAGAACCAATTCCGTAGTTAGCAGTTCCTTGATACCCACCAGCAGCGTGCATAATGTTGTTAATTCCTGTGGTACCAGTTTTATGGCTTAAAACTCTAGAGCAGCTAGTTACTGAAGCAAGGTCAACACCTGTTCGTTTTACAACATCTCCTGTATGAGGGGCTTCAATCATCATTCCTTTACCCATGTATATAGCTACGTGGTGTGCAGGACGGCCCCAAAACAACAAGTCTCCAGGCTGTGCATCTTTTGGATTAACTTGTGTTCCTACTTGTTGTTGTTCATGAGCTGTTCTTGGAATAACAATTCCAACTTTAGCCATTACAAACCGAGTAAAAGAAGAACAGTCAAATCCTTGGGTGTCTCTTCCGCTTCCAAAACCAACAGTAGGGCCAGAGTTACTTCCACCACCCCAAGAATAAGGAACACCTTGTTGTGTAAGGGCAATTCCAACAACAGCATTACCTGCCGCTAAATTAGCTCCTTTTGTTGATGGCCCAGATACAGAGGCGCTGTGACCCAAACCAGTACTTCCAGGATGTAGACCACTAATAATTTTTTTTGCTACTGATGGAGCAATCATTCCAGCAATGAATGTTAAAGCGCCCACTACTGGCCCAGAAAGACCAGCGGTTTCCGCGCCCCCCACAACTTCTGCTGCAACACCTGTCTCTGTAGCAGCAGCTCCCGCTACAGCTGCACGCGCACCAAACTTTTTTAAAAGACCTTTAATTCCACCCGCACCAAGTACACCAGCTCCTAAAACGCTAAGTACGCTTAAAGCTGATTGACCAATTTTATCCGCAGCAATAGTCTCTGCCTTAGCTAATTGTTTTACTGCATCGTTAGCAAGTTTAGATGTTTCTAAAGTATTTGCAAGGCTCTTATTCCATTTACTTAATAAATCTGCGCCTTCAATAAACCCCTTAGACATAGCTGGTGCAGCTGCATTTTCTGTACCAAGTTGTGCGGCAAATAAATTTGATTGTGCTCCTTGAGCAGCTGTTGTCGCACCTGTTTTGTTTGTGCTGGAACGACTTAAATCTCCACCTTTGGCGTACTGTTGAGCAGCCATTTGAAGAGCATTTCTTAACTCTGAGTTACCAGCAGCTGCAGCATCTAAAAAGTTTGCTAAACCATTTCCAGGTTGAAGACCAATTGCTACTTCTTCTGGAGTTAACTTTCTTCCAACTTGACCAGAAGCAAAATTATAAATGTCTTTAAATACTTCATTAGCTGGACGAGCGGCACCGTTAGCACCACGAACATTGATTCCAAACATACGCATGGTGTTTACACTTTGAGCACTATTAAGACCAACGGCAGCTCGCATAGCTGAAGTTTGGCTACCAGTTAAGTTAGATAGCTGACTTACGCCACCCATAATTCCGCCGTAACCAGGCAAAGCTCCTAGTAAACCGCCCTGTCCACCAAGGCGCATAGCTTCGAGGGCATCTGTTGTGCTTGTTGCTTGACCACCGCGCATAGAAGCTTGTGCTAAAGCAGCAGGGTTTGAGACCCCACTAAAACGCGCCTGAGATGTAAGCAGCTGAGTACCAAGTACTTCTTGAACGCCAGGTAGGGCTTGAGCAGCGCCAGCTGCAACACCCGCAATTGTAGTTCCAATTTTTCCAACGGTTCCCATTACACTGCTGAAGGTGCCAGAAGTGGTTACGTTACCTGCACCACCATTACCGCCACCAGGACCCATTTGAGGCATACCAAAAGCTTTAAGAATTGCATTAGCTTTTTGAAGCGTTATATCAAGTTCTTTATTAAATGCTTTTTGTTTACTAATATTTTTATCAATATTAGTAGACATTTTTTGCCCAGAAGGTACTCCCGTAGGTTCAACCATGAGTTATCCCTTCATAAATCTTTGGGCTCTGGCGAGCCAATTTTTACGTTCTCTAAAAGACAATGAGCGGATATCCGCTAAAGTCCAACCAGTAAATGCGCGAGTTAATATTTCGTATTGGTCCAGTAATTCTTCGTATTCTTTATCGCTATAGGCGAAAGAGAGCTACCAGACTCAATGGAGTTTCAACTGCTTCTCCACATGCCTGACAGGTCTTGCTCACCTCCCCAAGGCGTGGGCCTGGGTTCTTCTCTACAATCTCTGAGATAAGCTTTTCACGGTCTCCCATGCCAAGCTTTAATACTGATGCTGCACCTGTAGAGATGTTTCCACCAATACTCTGCACGCATCCCGCTAATAGAATAGTGCTTAGTTCGGCTGTTGTTTTATCTGTAGCTTCAATAAGGCGTTTTTGCGTGATACCTGTGGGAAGCGCTAATACAACAGTACCTAATTTTGTTTCTACCGACCATGTTCTATCTTGAATTGGGTTATCCAGCTCTTTAACAGGAACATCATTTAATAAGTCAATTTCAACAACATTATCTACACCACAATTACATAAAGCGCGATATTCCACAGTATTGCCAAAAGTAATGCGGCGAATAGCAAGCATAAGAGCGTCTCTATCTGCGGCAAGCAAATCGTCTAACGCGTCTTTGTTTACTGGCTCATCACCAATAGAAACAAGTCCTCTTTGAAGAATTGTTGACAAAGACTTTCCTAATGAACCCGCCCTAGAAATTGCTTCCTCATCAGCGCCATTAAGCTCTTTAACTTCTGCATGTTTGAAGAGAATCCCACCTGGAGACATATAGCCCCCAGGCAGGATAACCTCATTATCAGCTGGTGCAGCGGTTTCAATTTTTACTGGCGCCTCTTTGAGAGCCTCTGAAACCAAGTTGTTTACCAATGTTGGGTCTGAACTAAGTGTTGTCACGAATTTTGCTCCTTAAATTAGATTATTTTACAATTGTTGTTGGGTCGCCAACAAAACCAGCAGAAAGACCTTCGTGTACAAGGGTCATTTGCTCGAACAAAATGTTCTGGTCGCCAGCGTTTAAATCTGAGTACTGTAGTGTTGTAATCCATGCGTTATGAAGTTTGAAGTGCATTTTAGCAGAAGTTACAAGGTCATCGCTTTCGTCTTTGATTGCTGGATGGTCTATAACATAGATATCCACGTTGCAACGGAAGTTTCCTGATGCAGTGGTTCCTTCTCCAGCAGCAGCAGCAAAAAGCTGACGCATCCAGATAAGTCCCTGTGTATTAGTTGTGAGTGTTCCACGTTGAAGAGTTACAGGAGAGAACGTTGTCATTCCTGGAATCTGGTGAATAGTGGTGTTATAGCCACCTTCACGGTATGGAATTGATTGAGTATTGATAGCTAAACCAGTCACGCTGGTAAAACCACCAACAAGAGTTGGAACAATAGCTGGGTTTGTTCCCCCAGCTTGCGCATCAGCAATTGAACTAAATTCTACGTAAAACTTAAAATTACGTAATGGGTCTGTTGCAATGGATGAGAAACGACTTAGATTTGTTGGCATTTATAGGCTCCTTACGCCACAGTGACGGTTGCGCCGCCATCGAACTGACCGATATTGATAACTACAAACTCAGCTGGGCGTTGTAGTGCTACGCCCACCTGAATGTTAACTTGACCAGCTTCTACTGTTCCAATTTTGTTATTGGTTGTATCGCATAGTACGAAGAATGCTTGGTCTGGACTTATTCCACGAAGACCGCCTTCTGACCAAAAACGTGTCAAGAAGCTGGTTACTATTGCTGTAATACGACGATATAGAACGGTGTCGTTTGGCTCAAACACAGCAAAAGTAGTGAGGTCAACAAGAGCTTTTTCCAAGTAGATAAGTGAGCGACGAACTGGAATATACATATCTGCATATCCAGGTTTAAGTGTACGAGCACCCATAATTACAATTCCTGAACCAGGAACGAACTTGATAGCGTTGACAGGGGCCGCAGCTGAGTTAAGTGCATCAAGGTTAGCATTTGTAAGTGATGGGACTGAAACAGCTCCAGCAATACGAACACCAATACCTGCAGGCGCCTTAAATACTCCGCGAGACTTGTCTGTTGCAGCATACTTACCAACAACTGCTCCACCAGGGTTTGCAGCTGCAATCACTGTTCCTGGTGTTGCATTTGTTGGGTCGTTGATTGTGATTGCTGGGTAGTAAACAGCTCCACGAGATGTTGGTGTGTATGAAGCGGCAAGTGTTAGCTGGTTTGCTACTGTGTCATTGATTGGGTCAATGACTACAAAAACGTCTGTACGAGCGTCTGCGTAAGCAAGAAGTACGTTGATAGCTGCTGCAGTTGTGACTCCAGGAGCGTTCAAAATAAGTGAGCTAGCTACAGTGTCAAAAGCGCTTGCTCCGTCTGCAATGTTAGCTGCTGTTGGGAATGTTCCATTACCACCTGAAGCCAAAGATTGGTTAGTAACAATACTTGGGTTACGTGTAACACCAGTTGCCTCTGAATTTTTATCGGTTGCAACAAGATACTTTGACTGTGAATTAATAACATTAACAGCGTAACGTGCATCTATTGTTGACATGTTGATGTTAGGAAAAGACTCAACTTTGTTAGCTGCGGTTGTTCCACCGTAGTAAACAGTAAGGTCAAAATAACCTGTAACTCCTGGAGAGTCTTGAACTGTTACGTTAATGTTATTTCCCCATGCACCCACATTTGCAGCATCAAGCTGCAAAGTATCTGCTGGTGAACCTGCTCGGTCCTTAAGTGTTCTGGTAGCAAGTGCTGGTGAGCCAGCTACTACGCGCTTAATATATGCGGAATTTCCTCCATTAGCAAAATAAAGAAATACAGATAGTGCAAGGGTGTTATTTGTGCCCCAACTTCCGTATGTATTTGTGTACTCGCTCCATGATGTAACGAGCGTTGGTGTAACGGGGCCACGGTCACTTGAACCGATAAACGCCGCTACGGATGTTGCATTAGTTCCAACAACAGGCGCTACTGGATTCAAGGTTTCTTGAACGTAGACTCCTGGACGTAGATATGCTGCCATTATTAGTTTCCTTTAGTTAGGTATTTAACGGGTGTGAGGCCAGCTGGTATATCAGTTTTAACTCGGTTTATTTTAACAGTTTGTACGGTGGATAGGGCATTGCCAGCAGTAAATGGTGTCATTTCGCTAACAACTCTTACGGTGTAGGTGTTTCTAAATAAACGCCTACCATCCTCAATCATGTCTCGTTTAACAAAACCATCGAGAAACATATGTCGGTAACCACTCTCTGTACCTAAAGCATTAGGTATTTGAAGGCTTCCGTATTGTGCTGGAAATCTATGTTGCATTTGAAAAAGAATTGCTCTGTCATGGCGTGGATTACGCGCATAAGAAGACACTTGATATACAAGGTCATAAGGAACTGGCATATCGTAACCAAAAACTCGATTAGTTACTGGAGCAACGGTGCCCCTATTATCAGAATCGTACATACGTCCAGTAGTTTGGCGTTCTTTAGCAACACGAATGTCAATAAGTTCAAGCGTCATATATGGATATGTACCCACTGTAATTTCAACATCTGGGTACCCAAAAAATACTTTAACTGGGCGAACAGGAGCCTTCTCATCAGAGACGGTCAAGCCGCCCAAATAGTTTTTTAAAGCAGAATCTTCGGCAAGAATAAAACTCATTCAAATGCCCCCAAACGGCTAGCAATATCTTCAAAAGCTGATTCAAAAATGTCGTTTGTACCTTCTGTATGGTCAGCCATAAATATACGGATTACAGCATTAGGAGGGGTTGTAGGGGTTCCGTATTCAAGGTCATCCACTTTGTTTGCAATATTAGGTGGGTAGTTAATGTACAAATCCCCGTCTTGCTCTTCAACAGTCATTTGCATAACAACTTCAGAAGGCCAACCAGCATCAAGGGCTGCTTGACGAAATTGTGGGGTCAAACGCTCAGCTGCTTGTAGAAGCGCTTTATTTGATAGGTCATTAATGTTCATTTGCGAAGCAGCCGCCAAAGGACTGCTGCGAGGATACCGTGGGCGAGTGTGTGCTTATTAGGAGCAGATGAAAACGCGCCTTCAGCAAATTCTTTTTCAGAGGGCTTATCAATTTCAGCCATGACAAAACTCCAAGGATACTTCGCAGGGGTAAAGCTTTGAATCCGCACGGATTCCCCTAAAGTATAAAGGGCCCCCTATTTCTAGGAGGCCCTAACTACTAAGTAGTTTTACTTCTTCTTAATCTTCTTTGCTAGTGCCTTGTCCATCTTCATATCCGCCTTAGCAGATGGCTTCTTAGCGTCCATTTTTTTATCTTCAGCTTTGAACTTGCCCTTTTGAGCAGGTGACATGCCCTTCATAACCTTGGCATCTTGCTTCTTGTCAGCTTTTTTACAGGCGCCTTTACAGTTGGGCTTTGAACAGCCGCATCCACATGATTTACACATTACATACCCTTTTTTCTATTCATAGCTGGCTTAGTTGCTTTTCCTTTAGCTTTAGAGACTTGCTTTTTACCACGCAAAATCGCAAAATCTGCGCCATCAACTTTTCCATTTTTATTTGCGTCAATCTTTTTTTGGTTACCTTTAAGCATTACTTTGTCTTCTTTCGAGCCGCTTTGCAAGTTGCACAGGTGCACTTGCATCCTTTTGCTGGCTTACCAGCCTTACAGCCACATCCGCACTTAGCGCACATTACTTACCTGCTTTCTTGCCTTTTACGGCTAACTTTGTCATTTTCTTTTGTCCGTACTTTTTACGACCTACGGCTGCCGCCACTGCTGCTGGGTCTTCAGCTCCACCTTTGGCGGCTGATTTTTCAACAGCTTTAAAGCGAGCACCACTACCTAGCTTTGCTTTTGCCATTCTTTTTTCCTACTTTCTTTGGGAGCTTCTTACCCTTAGGGGTTTCTTCCTGCCACTGCTTTGCCATCTCTGGATGAGTAGCATACATCCAACCCTTTTGGGCTTGTGATTTAAACGGCATTAAGGAGTTCCACCATCAATAGAGCTAAGAACAGGAGGTACTGGGCTAGGAACAGGATTTGGTGGAATATAGATACCGTTTGGTTGCTCCCAAGTATCAGGTACAGCTGTAGCGTAATCAAGAAATTGATGGTCATTAACCATTTCATCAGGCATGACCTGCTGGCAGTCAATCACTACAAGCATGTAACGCTCACCAACGATTGCTCGTTGTTGGATTGCGGAGGGGCGATAAACTTGTCCCTTCCATACAATACGACCACGGCTTTCTAAGTCAGGATTGTTAAGTACGTTAGGGTCAATGTTATCTAAATCTCTTCCGCTCACAGTAAGGTGCAATTTATCTGCGCTATAAAAACCACGTTCACTTTGAGGGATTTCACCTTGTCCCCAAATAGCACGAACAATAGGTAACTTAAATGGGCCCCTCCACGACCTACCGTAGGACATGTAACCAGTATCGTAAACAGGGTCAACAGTAGTTGTAGTAGGGTCATAGACCCACCAAAGAGCATATGTCCCTACAGGATTTTTTAAGTCTTGGTCAATACCGTCTTGAATAGCGTCAACTTCAAAATCTGAATCAAAACGACCACCAGGGGTATACGCTCTCATGGCACTCCGTTTTATCTAGTAAACTTTAGACAGCGGGTTTTACTAAACCACTTATCCAAGGCTATACCGTTTATTGGTAGCCGTCAGCGCAATCTTATTTGATTAGCTTTGTATCGCCAGGTTTGTGTCGACCGTCTGCAGTATCTCCAATTGATGGGTCCTGATAATCTTTAAACGGAGCTAAAGAACCATCTGGTCGAGGAACAGAGATAACTCCTTGTATAGGGTCGCTATCCATTCTTACACCGTTATACCCAGCTGGATAATGCCATGGGTCTTCTGGTCGATTAGTGGGAGCTGGTTTAGGGTCTGGATTCCATACATTGTGCTTTGTGGTCAAAGAAGCTAAACAAAAACGGTCACCAGACTCTACCTTTGCTACGCCGTGTCGAGTGTAGCCTTCGTGCATAATCATTGAACGAGCTTCTGGTTTGTATTTAAAATCATATTGTGGGTAGACAATCTCTCCGCCCTCGTAGTTATCATTTGGATAAATGACCATTCCCCAAAAAATGGTTTGCATCATTTGGTCTTGGTTATCAATATGGTAGAACATCTCCAAACCATCGCCCCAATCGGTTCCCATAGGATTCGAGTCTTTCCACATCTTAATGTAATTAAATGGGCTTGGTGTCCATTCAGCCACTTCAACCATGTTAAGGGCGTCTTTTACACGAGCTTGTAAAACGTTATTAAGCTCCATAATTTCATCAAAAGAGTTTTCAAACCCAGCATAAGTTGTTGTAATACTTGGTGTCATAAGACGTTGGTCCCAAAATTTAAATGCATGGTGAGGTAAGTCTTTGTAGTTAAACTCCCTAAACCATTTTGTTAAAAGGTCAGCTTCATCTTGAGATAGAAAGTTTCGGTAAATACGGACATTATCATCGCAAAGGCTTTCAATTTCCATTAGAGTCTCTTTCTTTTCTTAAGCGGTCTTGGACAGTTCCTACCGCATTTTTGGTTCTAATTTCTAAGTGTTTTTCTATTGGCTCAGTAATAAACCAATGGTCTGGCTCGACGTAAAAGAAAAATACATTGCAAACAACTTTATTCTCTGGGTTTACTAAAGGCTCTCGCCAGTGTTCTTGAGATTCACCATAATACAATAAAGCGTCGTTTTCCTCTAATGAATACGGAATACCTTCTACATATAAATCCCAAGGCATTTCTGCGTAAACTGCTAAATCAATACTATAAGTACACGCATTTATATCAGTATGGTGTTCTAAAGACGCATCGCCAAAATACCAAGATGCAAAATTAAATGACGGCACTAATGTTTGACTATTAAAATGTTCCCTGGCAAACGGCAAAAGTTTTTCATGGAGAGATTTAATCTCGTGAGTGTTTGACCATTCGTAACGGCTGTAGCCATCATAGAAATTAGTTGTAGATTTATCTATACTTTTTACATGATTTTGCAAAACGTTAAACTCTTCATTGTTTAATGCGTTTTTAATTAAAATTGGCGTTTTGTTAATCATTTCTACCACTTACCTAGCGGACATTTAGAAGCTTCTAACTTTGTTTTCATATTCATAAAACAACCACATTTTTTACACTGATGGGTAGGGGCAAAGTATTCATCACATGATTTACAGGTTGAGTATCTGCTCTCCCGCAGTTCATCGTCTACCGTATAATTAGCTGGGTTTAAAAGGTCTAAAGGAGTAGACCCGTGTTTTTCTTTATATTGTTCCCAGCGACTTAATTCTGCCATGGCTTCAACTCGGACATATTCTTGTTTAAGATTACAAACTCGTTGTTGATAAACTTTGCATGAGGAGATTCAACATAGTAGCCATAAGCGTACTCATCTAAGTTAAGTACAGTGGGGTTACTTAAAAGAATGCTTCCAAAATACTCTGTTGTTTGAAGCTCTTCTAATACCTCGCCATTTTTTGTAAAACGCACGGTAACGCCGTTGTGGTCGGGGTACTCGTTAGAAATATCAATTACTTCATCGTGTTCTAAAAACATTTTTGAGTGTTCAACTGTAAGTGGATAATCATATAGACAATCTTCTCCAATTACCCATACAAGAGGAACGCCTTTTACACCGTTATAAACAAACAAAATATTTTTATCAGTTAACATGCTTCTCCTTAAGCCGCTAGTGCGTAAATGTTATCACTAACATGTTGGGCTTGAACAGACGGCACCAGCTCCACCAGTCCAGCAGTCTCGTGAGCCACCAAATCCGCTTGGACAGCAGTACCCACCAGTGAGCTGAGACGTGCTGCACTTGTAGTACGTAGGAGTAGCAATAATTACAGGAGTAGCAATAATTACAGGAGTAGCAATGATGACAGGAGTAGCAATGATGACAGGCTCAGCAATAATTACAGGAGTAGCAATAATTACAGGAGTAGCAATAATTACAGGAGTAGCAATGATGACAGGAG